TCTTCTTCCATCGGCAAGCCATTAAAGCCTCTGGGAATCATCATAAATTCTTTCATTTCTAGCTCCTTTAAGTAATTTCACGCCCACTGGCACGAATGGTCAATGATGTGGCTGCGCTTGCAATGGTAGATATAAAACTGCCAGACTCCAATGCTTGCCCGACCAATTCAGGGAATGTGTAGGTCTCATCTGGTGCAATGCTTCTGGTGTCCACAATCAGATTAGTTACGCCTGCTGTGCCGCCACTTGTCACCAAGTTAACGCTGATCGTTACATTTCCTGCTGTGGTATTGGTGGCAGTGAATTTGTCAATGATCGCTTTACAGTTCACAGCTGTGTACTGCGTAGTCTGTGTGCCTTCGGCCTGTTTTGGTGGTATCAGCACCTTGATTGATACGGTCATTTCATACTCCTTATGTGGCTTCGCCACCACTTGCGATGATTGTGAGGCCAGTCGATGCTGCTTGAATTTGAATGGTATCCCCCGCGTTCAGTACCTCAATGCCGTTGTATTGCAAGGCGTTATTGGCTGGCACAGACACATCGTATAGGAAAGCATTTCCAGTTCCAGCCGAACCTGCTGATGGAACTAAAAAGACTCTCACGTTTATGGCGGCTGCCGTTGTATTGGCAATGCTGAATTCTTTGAGCAACGTGCGTGTACTGGCTGGAACAGTGTAAAGCGTAGTCACGCCAGTGGTGATGGCGGCTTGGCCTAATTTAACAGGGGTAATTACATCGAAAGCCATATCAGCACCTGATTAGATCTTACCCTTGGGGTTTGGTTTGCATAAGGCAAGATGCCATTTACATCATGCTCCAATTCGATATTATTACGCACAGGGGCTAGTGCAAGCAAATCCAATGCTTGAGCCAATCTTGGGATAGCATCTAATGTCTGTTGCACCTTGGCGTTGAGGACAGCATCATCAACTGAGGTATCTTGCGCCAATGCACTTAATTGTGCCAATGCCTCATTTGCTGTTGCCGCTGCCGTGTCTGCCTGATACTCAAAGTCAGTCCCGACAATAACTTGCAGTTGGTCAACAGTGGAAAACAGCAATTCAAACTGTCTGATCTGTTGTTGATCGGTCAGAAACTCCGCAAGCTGGTCACGGGTCAAGTTAAGTTTGCGGGAAACAGGTGCGGTTGCCATCAGTATGCCAATGCTTCAATCTGCGCCTCAAGGCGAACATAAGACACATGAGCATCACTATCACCACGGAAACGCTGAATGCGCCAGTTCCTCATGTGACCCTGCTGAAACCAAGCCAAACGCTTTTGACGGTTGCCAATCGTGCCGACAGAGATAAACTTTTCCTGTGAATAAGTCTGCCCATCCAAAGAGTAGCTAGTGCTGATTTTTGGGTTTTTGCCCAATGCAATACTACCTGTCAGGCTGACAAGTTCCATCTCGTTAAATATTGCCCCATTGCTCTCGTTGTAGACAATCAATGTGCCGAACTCCCAGCGCACTTGTTGTCCCCAATGGTGGCCTATGTTCTGTACCAAGTAACCAATGCTGTTGGACTGTGGGTCGCCAACCATCCATTTGTCGTATATCCAAACCATGTTTCTGGCTCGGTATTGTGCAAATCCCGCAATGGTTGTAGTCAGCGTGAACCAGACAGGAGTTTGTAATGCCTCAGATGCGGATGCGTCATAAACTATGGTGCGATCAGGCAAATGCACATAAAGATGTTGGTGATTTTTGTCGTTCCTGGCCTCTAACTTAACCAAGGCCAATTGTGCTTCAGTGTACTCAAGCAAAAGATTGTCGATTTCCTGAGTGCTTAGTTTCTGAGTTGTTGCGGCTGCACCTACATAAATGGATGGCGCTTCATTGCGACCACCGCCTAAAAAAGCAATGCGGTCAATGAAAATACAACAGGCTTGTGTGCCAAGCACTCCCTTTTGGACTTGTGCGCCATCAATTCGTGCGAATGGAAATAACTCGCCACCCACATTGTCAAATACCTCAATGGTGTTACTGTTAAGAGCATAGACCTCGTTTCGCAATTTAATGAGTGCTACTACAGGGTCTGGGTCAACCTCTGAACTGCCATATTTCAAAGGATTGACTTGAGTTGGGTTTGTCAATTCTGTGACAACCAAATTCGCACCATCGGTGGTCATGAAATACCCGTCAACCCAACAGAAGTCAAGCACCACGCCAAGGTCTGGGTCTGTGACTTGTCTCAGAATTGGGGCAGTCGGATTCCATACCGATGTTGCTGGCGTATTAATTGGAATCCAATAATACAAGCGACCACCAGAGGCAATCGCCAGCACATCAAAACTGTAATCAAATGTCACCAGTTGGTCTACTGGCCCACCCACATCGCCCAATATAGTCACTGCACCTGCGCTGTCGATTTCTACCAACTTCGTACCCATGACCCGATATAACTGACCATTCCAGTTGATGCCGCCACGATCAACGCCTGGCCCTGTGCCATTGGACATAATGCCATCGCCTGGTCGCAGAAATCCATTGCTGATGCCAGATTGCTTTGGCACAGGCACAAGGTTCACTGGGTAGCTGGTACGCAGTTCAGGGGTGCTGTCGGTGTAGATACCGTTTAGGATAGGTATTTGCATCACTTAGCCTTGTTGCGTTCAGAGATGCGTTTTGCCTTGGCTTTGGCATCTGCTTTTGATGATGCGCCCCAAGCCCTTAGACTTAACAACAATCGAGTGGGTTCACCGTCTTTGTATTCAGGGCCAGCGTTGCCAGCCATGCGAGCTAAAAAAGATGCTCTGCGAGGATTGTCACCAGACTTGACAGGAGGCTTTAAGTTCATGCCTTCGGCCTTTGCCGCAGCCCTTCCCTTGGCGTTCAAGCCGCCTTTGGGATTCTGACCTTCTTTTCGTGCATAGGCTGGAGTTTTCATCTGAAACCCTTGATCTTTTCAGCAATCTTTTTAGGCTGCTTGACAAACTGTTTTCCAGCCTTTGTAGCCTCACGCTTTGCTCGTGTGGTTGCCGCATACTCTGCTGCACTCAAGGCTTTAATCGCCTTCTCGGGCAGATATCTCTCTCCCGTTTCAGACGATGGCTTTCCAGACTTGGTGCGCCAGTTTTGACTTGACCAATCTTTGAGGCTTTTTTGTGTGGCTTTCATTTATAACCGCCACCTTTTTCTTTGTACTTCTTTGCTAACAGTTGGGCTTTGCGAGCCGACCATTCGCCAGCCGCAGTGCCTTGCACAGCAGAACCTTTGATTTCCTCAAAGAGTCGCTTACGCATGGTTGGCTTCGTATAGTTGCCAGCCTCATTGACCGATGACTTTGGCTTGGTTGCCATTATGAATCTGTGCCTTTAATAACTGCAAAGTTAAATATTGGCTGTTCAGTTGTTGTTCCGCCAGTGGTGCGGAATGTAATATCAAAAGAACCCAAGGTTGTCTTAGTGACCATCAAATTATATAAATCAGTGCCAGTGTGCTGAGTGAGAATAATTGCATCGGTGGTATTAACGGTGCTGTTGGTCACAGTGAAAGTAGTTGCGCTGGTTGTGCCTGCCGCAGAAAATAATGTGATTTGACCAGTTAGTTTGTTAATCGTCACACCTGTGGTTCGGCTTGTGCCTTGAATAACTACACCGCCTGCGCCTGTGGAATAACCCACACCAGCCGTTCCAGATGATCTAAGTGACCCTGTGACTGCTAAACTTGTTCCTGTGGCTGCACCGATATTTGGAGTCACCAATGTAGGTGTATTTGCAAATACGGCTGCGCCTGTGCCAGTTTCATCGGTTAATGCTGCCGCCAAGTTTGCGCTTGATGGGGTTGCCAAAAATGCACCTACATTTGCGCCAAGTCCAGTTACACCAGCAACAGGCAAACCTGTGCAATTGGTCAGCGTACCTGATGTTGGTGTGCCAAGAATTGGTGTTACGAAAGTTGGGCTGGTGTTAAATACCAACAGACCAGTGCCTGTTTCATCAGTCATTGCCGCCCGTAGATTGGCACTTGATGGTGTCGCCAAAAATGCTTGCATACCCGCAGCATAAACAGTCTCAGCATTAATCTGATACCAAGAGTTTGTAGGCTGATAAAACCGAATGGCTGTTGCAGTACCAGCACCCAAGAATGTCACGCCACCATAAAGAGCAGTTGCACCATTCAGCGCAATCGTCAGTGAGGTAATCTCTTGGGTAGTTGTAATCAGCACCGTAGTGCCATCAGGCACTCCAGTATTCAAAGGCAAGGTGATCGTGCCAGATGCCAGCGTTCCAGCAGGTTGCAACAACATCCATTGATCTTGACTGACAGGAGTTGGAACAGTGATGTTGAACCCAGAGCCAGGCACATACAGATTCACCGACAGCGTTGGCGATGCAAAACTTTGCTGGAAAAATGTCAACAGATTGCCAATGGACAAACGTCTTGCATCCCCATTATTGGGAGAATAAACGGGTAACTGGTCTCCGCTTGAAACAGTGCTGAGTACTGGTAACTGATTGATTTGTGGCATGACTGTCCTTAATAGTATTCGAGAGGCCCATCAGGGCCAGCAGTAACAGGATTGGCTGGTGGTCTGATAAATGGATTATCGTAGACTCTCCAAGGTTTATTGCCAGCACCAGCAGGCATTGTTGCCGGAAGTTGCTGTTCAAGCGGGAATGTGGCTCTTTGCAACAGAATGTCGTAACCCTGCTTGGCAGTGGCTTTTGTATCAGGCATCACTGTCTTGCCAAAACTTGGTGCAAGCCTAATGCCTAGACTGCAAATAATAGCCTCGTAAGCCGAATCAGGCACGAGGGTTTCTTCATCTAGGCTGCTATCTTGTGGGCTGGATGGCAAAGGGTAACCCAAGCGGATGCCCTTGGCGTTCCAGTCTGCCATCATTGCATCTAATCTACGCAAGGCAGATTCAAGCTGTTCAGGCTGTAAATCAAACACATAAGACGCTAACCCGATTTCCTCAAAGGATGCGCTTATGAATTGTCGTTTTGTATAGCCCATGCTGATTCCTCAATGTGTTTCAACAGTGTCGCATCTGACCAGCGTTTGTCAACCTTCATGCCAATGGCTTCAGCCTGTTGTAGCATTTCCTCACGAGTTGGTGGACTGTCATCAACAACTTCAACAACTTCAATCTGCTCATCAGGCACATCAATAACTTGTGCGCCAATCGGTGATGGATAGTAGACTTTATTGAGCTTGCGTTCGATGGCTTGCTCTTTTTTGAGTTTGCGCTTTTGCAAACGCAACTCCCGCCACGGGGCGAGAGTTTTGGTCTTAATGATTGCGGCTGACTTAATCATTTTTTCATTGGTGCTTTGCTAGGCTTGCCAGCGGCTTTTGCCGACTTAGTAGCCATACCAAGTGCCATTGCAACGGCTTGCTTTTGGGGCTTGCCTGATTTCATTTCCATTTTAATATTCTTGGAAATGGTCTTGTCTGAGTAACCTTTTTTCATTGGCATTTTGTTCTCCTAAGTAAAACAGGCCAACATCTCTGCTGGCCTGTATTGGTTTAACCACCGATACGATAGACAACAAAGGTATCAGCCGCAGTCTTACGGCAACGGAAACGTGCAGATGCACCAGCCGTAGCCGCAGTTGCAGCAGAACCAACGATGGTCACGTTTGTGTTGACAGTCAATGTCAAAGCAAATGCAGCCAAAGTAATGACGCTGAAGTCAAACGAATCACCGATTGCCCACTCAGTTGCCAGATCAAGGTTTGCACCTGTTGGCAATTGAATGTCACGGCTTGCTGTGGGAGTAGCAGTAATGATGCCTGTCAACACGTTGGCAGCAGTTGCCGCCATCGAGCCGCCATCAGCAATGTTGGCTGGCGCACCTTGAGGTTGCCAGTTGCCATTGTTGCTGATGTCAGGAGCAACACCCACAGAATAGTACGCACCCGATGCACCAGCTTGAATAATCACGTTGGTGGCATTGGTAAATGCGCTTGATACATAAGTTGTGTTGTCAACCGTTGTCAGCAAATCATTGGCTTCAGGAAATTGGGGAAACCCAACTTCTTGAAACACTTGTGCTGGTGAAAAGGCTTGAACAGCGATTTTCTCGCCTGCTGGTACTGCAACAGTAGCTGTGCCTTGTGCAAAAATTACTTGATAGCTCATGATTTACTCCTTAAGCCTGATTGAATAGCAAAATACCAGACATTTCTGGCTGCTTATTGACCACACCATACAGAGTGTCCAAGCGATACTTGGTCTTCATGGTGTTTACATCGTACTGCTTCTGCATGACCAACTCGATACCCTGATCGGTGGAGGCTCGCATCACTGCAACGCCAGCATCGGAGGGAACAGCGTAACGACCAGGCAAAATCTCCAATGCATCTTTCTGCCAGAAGCAGTTGATAGGCGCAGTGGTCGAGTTCAAACGGGTCATTGTTGCAGTGGCGTTAGGTGTCACGATGCAGTTTTGATACTGCAACTCGGCATCAGTTCCACCTTGGGCAGAAATGATTGGAGGTGTGATAACGCAAGTGGTTGAGTTTGTGATGCTTACCACACGGAAAGTCTTGGCAAAGCCAGTACCTTGCTTAGTGATGTGATGCACAGCCTCAACACCAGAGATCTCAAACGGTGTACCCACTCGCAGATCAGTTGTCGATGTGACAGTGATGGTCTGGAAGCGGTTGTCAACGTTCTGGGTTTCGCCTGTCACTGCGGTAGAAGTGGCAACTGGAACATAGTAGTTGTTGGCGGAAGCCAAGGTGGACATGGTGGTGTTAGAACCAGTACGTGCAGCCAAGCGGTTTGCGTAATCCAACTTGTAAGTTTCAAAGCCTGCAACCATACCAACGAAAGAACGCTCGAAAGCGGTGTTGGACTTAGTGCCAGCGAAACTGCGGGATGCACCACCACCAGTAGCTCCACCAGCAATGTTGCCAGCGATGCCGTTGTAGTCACGGCTAGACAAAGCCAAGTAACGGTCAAAAGACTGTACGCCCTGCTCGTTCATGATGCTGTCGCACAAGGCCACATCATCATAATCACCAGCAGCGGTGTTGACAGTCACGACCAAAGAACCTTGGGCTGCAGCAACATTCATGATTGAAATGTTGATGTCAGAGGCAAGTTTCTGCTTGGCGGCTTCGCCCAAACGACCTTCTTGCAACGCATCACGCAGTTCCAAAGCATCCAGAATGAACGGCACAGACTTTTGAAAGCCGAGTGTCGCTGGTACTGCAAGCTGTGTGTAAGCTGTGAAGTTGTTAGTCTGATCCATGCCATCGTACGATTGTGCGATGTAAGGCTGGGGGCGATAGATCACGTTGTTCGTGCGTTCCATCATCGAGCCATCTGTGTTGTAGATGGACACGTTGCGGGATAAAACCAAAGCATCGTTAAAGCCTTCGAGGATGTCCTCAAACGCTACGCGCTCTTCTTTTGAAAAACTATTGCTCATAATAAGCTCCTATTAAATTATTTGGATGCTGTTCGTTTCTGCGATTTGTACTGAATGACCTTGGTCATGTTGCCAGTACGAGCCGCTTCTTCTCTCAGCCGTTCAAGTGTTGAGTCAACCGCACCAGATGATCTTCCAGTTCCTGTAACGATACGCTCTGGGGCGGGTGCTTGCCTGCGATTTGTAACTTTCAAGTCTTTCTCCAGTTTTGCTACCGCAAAGGCAAACTTTACGGGGTCTTTGATTTCAGCCAACTCTTTAGCCTTTGCAGGGTTTTTGCCGAGTGCGTAAACAACGAGTGCAGGATTATCTGCACCTTGCAGCAAAACGCCTTGCTGGGTGATAGAAAAAACTTGTTGAGCAACTTCTTCAGCATCCTCAAAGTCTTTCACTCTTAGTTCGGCTTTCGCCTTGCCATAACCATCCAACTTGGCTTGCCATGCCTTTTGCTGATTCATAACTTCAGCTTCTTGCTTGGCGTTGATTTCATCGGCTTGACGCTTGCGCTCAAACCAACTTGTCAATGCTTCCTCGTATGCATCAGCGTCATAGTCGTGATCTTCTAGTTTTGGCTTATTTCCAATCACCACTGGCTTGGTCTCAGCTGGTGCGGCTTGTAGCTTGCTTTGCAGTTCACGATTCTGCCTTTGCAGTTCTCGGTTCGTCTTACGCAACTCTTTTACCCATTCAGGCGCTGGAGTATGTTCTTCGGGAGGTGGCGCTTCCTCACCAATGCTGACAACAACTTCCTCGGTATCTTCTGGTTCAACCTCATCAACTGGTTCGTTGACTTCGATTTCTTCTTCTATTACCTCGACTTCATTGTCCTCAATTACTGCCTTTTGATTCATCTTTGACCCCATTCAACTCACCCACTTTAAACGGCTGGGTGGTAACCGTTGTTTTAATTGTCGCTTGTTTTTTACTGATTCGCAACAGGTTGCACAATCTGCCCCTGCAAAATTTCTTGCACTGCCTGGGCGTTGGTCATCGCCATGCTCTGTGCTGTCTCTTCAACCTTGCCCAAAGTCTCTAGCGTTTGCGCCCGTTTGAGTTCTGCGCTTGCCACGGTTTCAACAGTATCGGCTCTAGCTTTG